ACGCTCATATTGTTATTTGATTAAAGTGGAGGCTACCTTAGTAACCCCCACTGTTATTTTATAATCGTTTTTCTATAGTGTTCAGTACTTCCATTCCTTCATCTGTTTTGAAGTAAGATGCAAGCGCTGAATATGGGTGCTCGTCAAATGGCACCGTCATTAGTTTACGTCCTGTGTTAGCGTAACTGAATGTTCTTTGGTCTTGTGATAATGCAATCAATCCCTGTTCAACCGCTTTAATACCGATGTTACGTAAGTGTACGTTTTCGTCATTAGCTAGTTCTATGAACAATTGTGGGTTGCGGCGAGCAAATACAAGGAGATCACGTTTAAGCTCCTTAGAACTCATCTCAGATACCTTAGAACCGAATTCTACACGCAAGATTGCTTCAGCTTCATCAACGTCCATTGCTTTAGCAGCATTCATAGCGTCGAGTTCTAATTCAATCCAGCCCACTTCGTTTTCTGCAATTGCTTCAGCTTTGTATTCTTCAATAATACCTTTTGCCATAAAAGGATGGTACATTGAAAGTAGTCGCTGTAGCACTACATCTTCTTTTGGTACGTTTAATACACCGTTTCTAAACACGATGCGCCCTAGGGTTGCAGGGCCTTCTTGTTCGTCCACAAAGCAAGAACGCTGGTTAGTAGCATACCTGATTTCACGCTGGTAGCCTTTTTCTTCGTCAAACCAAAGTAAAGGTTTTTTAGCAGAGTGTACTGCAGGTAGCGTAAACACTAAAGGTTTTTTACGACCTGTTAACTCGTACAAGCGATCTTTGTATTCCCAAGAAGGTTTCTTTGGCAGTGGAGGCATTTCTGTTGCCGTTTCAAACGACACTTCCGGTGTCTCTACTGTAGTTTCTTTTTTAACCGAAGCTTTCTTAGCTGCGGGTTTTTTAGCTGTTGCCATAATATGATATAATTAAATAGATAAAAGAATAATGCCCCCGGCCGAAGCCGAGGACAATATTATAAGCTTACTTCAACAATACGAAGTTGTTAGCTGCTTGTACACAAAGTGCACGCTCAGATAAGAAATGTACATTCATTTCATCAACTGCGCTAGTGAAGTTACCACCAACTGAACCAGTGATCCAAGATTTCATGCGACGATCTTCTGCTTCGTTAGCACGGTAACGGATGTGCAAGAACGGACGAGAAATGTTCGTACCTAATTGCTCATCGTATACAGTAGAAGTACCAGCAGGAACCATAACACCTTCAATATCGCCGATAGATCCGCGAGTAGTTGAATCGTTCAAGTATTTCCAGTCAGTCTTGTAGAAGTCGTAAGAACCGCGACGGAATCCAGAGAAACCTAAGTTCAACGCCATATCCTCAGAGTTATCAAATACTCCGTAAGAAGTACCACCAGCTCCGTAAGAATTTTGAGCGGCAAGCATGTTGTCGATACCCAAAGAAGTTGCACGATCTAAGAACATCATGTTCTCTTCAATAGCACCTTGCTTATCAAGCTCAGCCAAGATCTCGTCGAATTGACCTAGTCCGTTAGCACCACCGAAGTCAGTAGCGTTGTAAACTAAACCGCGATTTTCGATAGCTTCGAACATACCTTCAGAACCTGTAACATTTGCAGCGATTGCTCCAACTGCTTTTTCAGTTTCAACCATGCTCATCTCTAAGTAATCTTCGAAACGTAGACGAGACTCGTGCTCAGACTTCAAGTACCATAAGTAACCGCCAGTTCCAGCTTCAGTCGTAACTTCAACCCAACCGATCTGAGCAACGTCAGAACCGTTAACATTGTACTTATCACGTAAAATGATAGGCTTGTTTTCGAAAGTTGTGAAAGAAGCGTCGAATGAGTTGCCTACATCGCCTGATCCTTTTGCGTACTCAGAACCGAATACAAAAATATTCAAACCTGTTTTGTTTTGCAATCCAGTAGGAAGAATAGCATTTGTTTCTCCGTACACTTTAATAAGTACAACCTGCGTAGACGCATTATTTGCAACATTCGTGTAAGCTTTCATTTCATGAACACGAGCTTTTGCAGTAACGGTACCGTTAGAGATAACCAAAGTTTGGCCTACACCAATTAAAGATGAAGGATCAGTACCTGTTGGTAAACCTGTAAGTGTAATTTCAGTACCTGCGGGATTTGAGCTAACGCCGTCATATGCGATGTGCAAGCGACCTTGCTCAGACCATACGATACGGTCAGAAGCCATTGGCATTTCAGCGCCAACCATACGTAAGAATCCGCCGACTGTACGCTTTCCGTAACGCTCAACTTCTTTCTCGTATACCTCTGGTAGGAACTGTTGTGTAAAGTCCATGTCAGTCACGGACAAGTAGTTATCCGCGAACAATCCCTTAACAGGACGCGGAGTTAAGTGCTGTAGTGCAGCACCAGTGTTTGCTAAAGCCATTTTTATTTATTTTAAATGGATTATTATTTCTTAAACTTAACCTTAAGTTTAGAAGAGCTTTCACCACTGTCAACTGCACGTATTTTCCAACCGTTAGATGCCGTGACTTCCTCATGAACCCCTCTCGGATTCATATTCACGTTCTTGGTGCGGGACATACTGTCTTTTACTGCATCGGCTTTGCCTTGCTCATAAAAGTGTTGTGCAACCTGATCAGCGTTCATAGCTGTGAACAGCGATTTATGATAACCCTTAGCGTCTTTCATTTCCCCCTTTTCGTTCAAGAACTTCTTGATAAAGTTGTTAATGTCGCCTTGAGTCTCTTTAACCTCACCTGTGTTATTAACTTTGAAGCGGTACTTCTTGTCTCCAACTGAATAATCGAAACCTTCGAACTTTTCGTTGAACACTTTCGCGCTTTCTTGTTTAAACCTACTGGTTTGTCGTTCAGCAACTTTTGCTGCTTCCTCACTCTCTTTATTATAACGGTTAAAAAACTCAACCGCTTTTTGTTGATCAGGGTTCAATCGTGAACCCATCTTAACTTCGTCGTAGTATTTAGACTTTAAGCCGTCTAAATGATTTTTAGCTTCTGACAATGCTTGCTTACGTTCCAGCTTCTTTAAACGTACTTCACGTTCGTCGTCAAGCTCTTCGTCGTAAGAAAACTTATCGGCTAATAAAAAGTCAATGTCTTCTCTGTCGTAAGCTTTATATTTTTGCTCGTAGTATTCACGAAGCAATTGGTCTTCGTTTAACGATGCGTAATCGGTGTTAAGCTTTACGTAGTCTTCTAACGAACCACCTGTCTCACTCATAAAGTCTACAACTTTTTGAATGTTTTCCGGTAATTCTACACCTGTCACAGCTGCTTCAGCAATTGCTTCCGCAACCTCTTCTTGTAACTCATCTGTTACTTCTTCAACCTCTTCGTCTGTAATTTCACGAAGTACTGGTTGCTCTACTTGCTCTTCTTGAACGGGTTGTTCAACTTCAGCAGGGACCTCTTCTTCTTCTCTGGCAGGTTCTGCAGCTGGCTCTTCGACGTTTTGCTCTGGTACTCCTTCGCTAACTTCGGATTCGTCGCGTACAGGAACCTCATCTGTGCTTTGCTCTTGAACGGCATTTTGTCGTAAGTCTAGTTTGATAGTTCCATCATCGTCGACGGATGCTATCGGGTTAGTTTCTTCACTCATGATAAGATATTATAAAATTGTTATTACTATAATTACCTAGGTTCAAAGGTACCTAAGCCAAACCCACCGCCAAGTATATCGTTTCCAGAGGATTCGAAGTTTTTAGGTGGTGAATCATTTTTTCTTTGATCAATCAACTCACTTTGTTGAGTCGCTTGCATTTTAGTTCTTTCGTCTTTGCGGTCTTCTTTACTAGACTCTTTTTGCTTCTGCCCATCAACCTCAATGCCTTTAAGCTGCATATTGTATTGGAACTCCAAGGCCATAAGCTCTTTCTTTAATTGAACTTCAGATTGCATTTTTTGCTGGTCAATCTGTGCTTTCATTTGCTCAAGCTGTGCTTTTGTTTGGAACAATGCTTGGTCTTTTTGCACTTCAGCTTGTGCCGCAACTTGTTGTGCTTGTGCGTTTGCTTGTGCCTGCGCTTGTATGTTCTCCTGCTGCATTTGCTGGTCACGCTCAAGTTTCTTCTTGCGGCGCAGCTTCAACAGTTGGTTGGCTAGCTTAAGGTTTTTAACCTCGCGAATATCAATAGCATCTTCAAGGTCAATTAATCCCGCTGATAATGCAGTTTGAATGTTATTCTCAAGCATGCCTTTTTGTTCGTCGTCTGGCGACAACTCAAGCACAATGCCAAAGTCGTACAAGTGCAGCTCTTTTAGTTCGTCTAATGTCGCTACATTAAAACCGCCAATCTTTTGTATAAACGCTTCACGTGATGGGCTGTACTCTAATATATCAGATATCCTAAGTGATAATCCTTCTGCTGTGTCGGCTGTTAAGAACAACCCTGCATCTAATATGTGGCGTGTAGCTGTATTA